CAGGTACCTGTGTGTGAGCACTAATTTGCAGTGCTGGTGGATTGTATGTTCCGTCAATAAAACCAAAGTCTTCACTACCAGAGTCAATAATAATTTTTCCGTCAACAGTGGTACCATCTGATGTTGATGTACCGTCACTATACAATTCTACAACACCATTGTTTGCAACTGCTCTAACTCCTGGAACATTAGTACCAATATTAGCAGCAAGAGTTGCAGCATCAGCAGTACCTGTTGTGGTTATAGTAACAGTATTGATTGTAATGTTTGATCCAACTGTGTATGCTGGAACAGTACCCGATACTACTGTTGGAAATTCGTCAATCCAAGCTGAACTTCCTACTTGAGTCCATGTGTTGTCTGATTTTTTGTAATATAAGCCATGTGGCTTTTCAGTAACTACAATTGCGTAGTCACCAGCTGTTCCCACTGATGCTTTAGGTGCGCCGCCAACAACTTGTAAACTACTTGTAATTACTCTTGGTGCTTTGTTTGTAAATGACTGGCCACCTGTAGCAGTTGCCGGTGCACCGTTCCATTCAAAAATACCAAAAAGTGTGTTTCCGGTGTCAAACCAATATGTTCCGTTTGCAGGTGCTCCTGTTGGTTCTGTAGCAGTTGCTTGTAGTGCGCCTAAGTCAACATCTGCACGAACTACATATGCTCGGTTGCTTACACCAAGATATGAATATGCAGCTTGTAAACCATATTCGTTCAATTCGCCTGCATTAATTGGGTTATTATTTGTGTCAGTATAAAAAACAGGGTCACCAAAAGTTTCTGCTAAGTCACGCTGTGAAGTTACTAAGTAAGGTGTTCCTGCATTTGCTTTTAGTGTGCCTTCAGCTGTTGCAGTGCCTGAACCGTTGGTTTTGTTCTCAGCAGTAGCAACAAAAATCATTGGTACTGTACCTGGTTCAGCTGGTGTATAGAAACTTTCATCTATAACGCTAACCTGTACTCCTGGTGATGTTAATGCCATTATTCGATCTCCTATTGAGCTATTATTAATTATATTTAGCAGAACTCAATTAAAAACCGCCTATAAACCCCCAAAAAAAGGGACCAAAAAGGTGTGGTAAATACTATATGAGACCATTATGTGTATGTGGACACCGTCCAGCAGCAATAAATTATCGTAAACAAGGTAAAACCTACTATCGCAAGAAATGCGAAACCTGCCTAAGAAGTGGCGGCTATGCTCATGGTATTCCAAAGTGGAAACAAGCCGGATATAAGAAAAAACCACATTGTGAAAAATGTGGTTTTAAAAGTCAACATTCGGAACAATTTAATGTATTTCACATAGACGGAAATTTAGAAAACTGTCGTCCGAGCAATCTAAAAACAATTTGTGCTAATTGTCAAAGAATATTACAAAAAGAAGGAATTAAATGGAAACAAGGAGATTTACTTCCAGATTTTTAAGTAGCACTGTAAGGATCAATATGCCGAATTAATTGATCTATATTAAAATGTAATTCTTCTAAAGACCCATTATTGTCAATGGTAAAATCAGCCATCCATTGTTCAAGACTCATGCTTGTCTTTGCTTCTTCAGGTAAATGATCTGATCTGTCGACCCAGACAGCATAATCAAATACACCTGTGTTTTTCATTGCATGAAATTCTTTTTTATTGCGAAGTCCGCAATAGATATCATGCTCTTGAAATATTTCTCTTCCTAAACGACTTGCATCAGGAACATTATAATTGCAGATAGCATCATACCATTCTGCTCTGTGATTATGCCTGTCAGCATAACACTGTTCTTCGTTATCATATCCATATTTGTCTTTCAAATCATTGAAAATAAATTTGCGAGAACAAAAACGACTGCTTGATTCAAAGCTGTAATTGTATTTGTCTCTTAGAATTTCACAAACTGTATCCTTGCCATGTCTTCCATGGCCAATTACCAATAACTTTAATTTCATAATTTATATTATTATAGGATCAGTTATTTGTCAACCATTAACCAATTAAGAACCCATAACCATATCCGCCCGGAACTTGTGTCATTACTTCTAATTCTAACTTTTCCATCTCTTGCTGTGCTTCTGCTTTTAAACTGTCGCCATTTAGTGTTGTTCCGCCTTGTGGTCCAGCAATAGTAGCAAATTTTGATCTTGCTTCACCGAGCATATACTTACAGGCAGCAAGTGTGTAATCTTTAATCCATTGTTTTGCAAGATAATCGTCGAGCAATTGACTATCCGGGCGATGATTGTACACATAAATTAGCACTTCTTCTTCAGCTCTTGGACGTTGTAGAATAGTTAGTTTCTTAGTAGTTGTATTCCATTTAAATTCGATAAATGATCCAAACATACGTCCTACAAGCTCTTGATATCCTGCAAACATTTCATATGTTGCCATTCCGCCCATTTGTGTTGTTCCGTGCAGCAAGTAAGTGTTTGAATATGCAAGATTAAAAGGTTCAAAAATAGAACCTCCTCCTCCGTTGCCTGTTCTTGAACCAATACTTCTTTTAAATAATTTTCTTACTTCAATAACTTCTTTTGGGAGAATATAATCATTTTGATCTTCAACTAATGTCAAAAACAAATATGATTCTTCAACTGAGTTATCAGAACGCTGTCTAAAACGTGTAAGTGCTTTTTCTAATGCAGTTTCGTAGTGTATAGGATCAAGTTCAACGTCGACCATACCTCCGCCTAAGAATGCATTTACATAATCAAATACTTCTTGTTTTTGTGTTGCTAAATCTGCCATTTTTATTCTCCGTATAGTATTTATCAGTGCGGATAAATATGTATATGCCACGTTTAAGTTTATACAAGCCAGAAAGAGGTAATGATTATGAATTTATAGACCGTCAAGTCTATGAAATGTTCACTGTTGGTGGTACCGACTTACATATTCACAAATACCTTGGAGTAGATGGCGCAGTAGAAGGTGAAGGCACTGCGGACCAACCTTCTTATGATGTAGTATCAGAAACAAACATTCAAGATTTGTTATTTTTAGAAAATAGAGATAGAAAATACGATCCTGATATTTACACAGTTAGAGGTATCTATAATGTTCAAGATCAAGATTTTGATCTCAGTCAGTTTGGATTATTTTTGTCAAATGACACATTATTTTTAACTGTGCATATTAGAAGCATAGTTAAAACTATCGGTAGAAAACCAATATCTGGAGATGTTTTAGAATTACCTCATCTAAAAGATGAATATGCAGACAATGACTATAGTTTTGCACTTAAAAGATTTTATGTAATAGAAGAAGTTAATAGAGCAGCAGAAGGTTTTTCGCAAACTTGGTGGCCGCATTTATATAGACTTAAACTAAAACAGATTTACGATGGTCAAGAATATAATGATATTTTAGATTTACCTGCAGATGCAGATGGCAATGAAGATACTACTCTTCGTGATCTTATGTCAACATATGAAAAAGAATTGCAAATAAACGAAGCTGTAATATCTCAAGCAGAAGCAGATGCACCATTAAGCGGTTATGATGTAAGTCATTATTATACTTTAGCAGTTGATAGAGACGGAATTGCTGAAATTACTATAGAGCAAGACTCTACAGGATTGATAAGTTCTCAGCCTGTAAAAGAAGGTTATGATGGATATTTGTTAGGCACAGGAACACCGCCTAACGGTACACCTTACGGTATGGGTATTGCATTTCCAGATTCTCCCGAAAAAGACGACTATTTTTTAAGAAATGACTTTGTACCAAAAAGACTTTTTCAATATGACGGAACTCGTTGGATTAAAGTAAGCAGTGATGTAAGAATTACACTTACAAATACTGATACACGAAATACACAAAAAGGTACATTTATTAACAATACAAATACCAATGAGATCGGCGGAGAAACTGTCGAAGAAAGACAAAGCCTTTCAAAAGCACTTAGACCAAAGGCAGATAATTAATGAAACATTTTTACGATGGTCAAATAAGAAGATATATTACACAGATTGTGCGTCTTATGAGCAATTTCAGTTACGCCGACGGTGATGGAAATCTACGTCAAGTTCCTGTCATGTATGGCGATTTAACAAGACAGGTTGCGAGCATAATCAAAGAAAACTCTGAAAACAAATTACCAAGTGTTCCGAGAATGGCTGTTTATATAACAGGTCTTGCAATGGATCGCGAAAGAACTTCTGATGCAAGTTATGTAAACAAGGTACACGTTAGAGAACGTGCGTTTGACGAAAATAACCAAGAATATCTAAACAGTCAAGGAAAAAATTATACTGTAGAACGTTTAATGCCTACACCGTATACATTAAGTGTAAATGTTGATGTTTGGACATCAAATACAAATCAAAAATTACAAATAATGGAACAGATATTAATGCTGTTCAATCCAAGTTTAGAAATAC